GCGCAAGCCGTACGGGTAGGCCGGCTCGTCGTAGTCCGGGCAGCACATGGTGCTGCTGGGCTTCTGCTTGGGCGTCGATTTCATGTTGACCATGACGGGCTCCTATTGACCTGACGGGGTGCTGTACCCCATGAAAAGCTGGCTAACGTCCTGCAGCCCTTGCGGGTTGATCCCGCTGGCGGTCTTGGCCGTGTCCGCAGCGATCGGTGCCGCGGCGGCAACCTGGGCCGCCTGCTGCGCCTGGGCCTCCTGCTCGAGTGCTGCCTGCACTTCATCGTCTGGCACGATGATCTCCGGATTCACTCCATAGAACTCGGAATAGTCGTCGATGGCCTGCAGCACGTCGATCTTCTTCGTGACCTGCGGGAACAGCGGCGCCAGCGTGCCCACCGTGCCCAGCAACCGGTCCATGCCCTGAGCGGACACCGCGCGCTGGGCCTGGGCCAGCGTGCTCACGAACTCGATGTTCAGCTCCACGTTCTCCAGCTCAGGCGGTGTGGGCGGCAGGATGCCGGCCTCCGCGCAGTAGTCGAAGGCGATGTCGATCATGGGTGACAGCAGCTCGTTGTGCAGACGCTCCAGCACTGGGCCCAACATCAACAGCTTCTCTTCGTGCCGCTCGGCGATCTCCGTGGCTGTCGTGCCGCTGCGCGTGTCGTTGGCCAGCATCAAGAACAGGTCGGCGTAGTAGGCCGAGCGAATGCGCTCGCGCACGTCCTGGATGTCCTCCAGCAGGTGCTGCAGGTTCAACTGCACCTCGAACGCGCTGCGGATCCCGCCGTCGGGCGAGCCGTCGCCGTACATGATGCCGCCCGGCAGTCGGGCGGTTGCGTTGTCCTTGTAGCCGGCCGGCACGCGCAGGGGTGGCAGCGTCTGGTAGTCGATGCCCTGCGACTTGCGCAGTTGCTGGTGCTGGAGCTGCTTCACGTCGCCCAGGGCTTCCATCCCTGGGCTGCTGCCGTAGATGTCCTGCCCGGTCACGACCCAGCGCGGGGCCAGCGCTGGGAAGCGCTTGAACCCCGACTCGCTCAGGAACTTGTCGCTGTTGTCGTTGCAGGGCTCGAAGTAGCACGACGAAAACGCCATGTTCTTGTTGTCGCGCTTGCGGATGTCCCGCCCGCGGTTCGGCTCCACCAGGTGGATGACGGTCACCCACGAGTCGAGGTTGTGCCGGTCGTACAGGTTGCGCACGGTCTGGCTCACGTTGTCGCGGCCGAACTCGCCGACCATCTGGCCTGTGGTCATCTGGACTTCGCGCGCCACCGTGTTGACCACGCCCCGGTGATCTGTGGCCAGTGCGTACTCGCCCACGGTCATGGGGTAGTGGTGCAGCACGTTGGCGAAGTCGGGCAGCACCACCGTGGACCAGGTGCCGAACAGCCCCAGCTCCTCGTAGCCAGCGTGCAGTACGCGGTAGGTGTTGGACCGCGCGAACACCTCACGCAGCAGGATGCCGGTGCGGTGCAACCAGGTCTTGACGGCGCCGACCTCGCGCAGGTCCGGGTCGGTCAGTGTGAGGCGAAACCATGGCCGGGCCGGACTGGTCATGCCGCTCATCATCCCGGCCGCCAGCGTGCGGCTGGCCCAGATGGCGGTGTTGTCGTAGATGTCGTTGTAGCGCGGCGTGCCCAGGTTGCGATCGGTCACCAGGAAGCGGCCAGCACGTGGCTGCTGGTAGCGGCTGACGTCCTGCCAGTGGGTCATCCAACTGGAGCGCTCGTTCCAGAGCGCCTGCTTGCGCAGTTGCTTGCGCTGGCGCGGGGTCAGCGCCGTTGCGCCGTCGATTGGGGCGTCCATGGATCAGCCGCCCAACAGAGTGGGGGCACCGGTGGTCAGCGCTGACGCCGTGACCCCGCCGGGCCCGGTGAGCAGGGTGCCGGCTGCGGCACGCCGACGGCGCAGGAGCGCACTGGCATCTGGCATCTTGGCGTCCTGGCCTGCAGGTGGCGTCGGCACCTGCGGAATTTGGATGTCAGGCGTCAGGGCATCCATGGTCGCTTTGTTCGACGCACGGAACCCTGGAAGGACCAGGTCTACGGGTTTGCTGCTGCACATGGGTCAGGCTCCGAGCAGGGTGTTGGCGCCGCTGGTCGTGGCCGCCATGGACACGCCCGACGGGCTGGTGAGCAGCGTGCCGCCGGCAAGACCGCCGAGGGTGCGCCTGCGCTGCGTGGGTGCCGCGCCTGGCATCGTGGCGGCCTGTTGGGCCGGCGCTGCTTGGATGGTTGAGAATGGGTTGGCGCCACCGATTACTGATCGGATTGCTGAGCACATCGTGCGAACCTCGGCGCCGATACTGACGCGTGCCGCGGACTCTACCGGGCGCGCGAGCGGATATCCGCCTACCGGCGCATGGCGGCCAGCGGGTTGTAGTTGGTCACCTGGTCGCGTACGCCGGCCGCCTCCAGCGCGCCGCGCTTGGGCACGTCCATGTTGGCTAGGGCGATGGCGCTGAACATGTCGGGCGACTTGCCCAGGCGCTTGATGATGTCCTCCCGGCCCTCGACCCAGATCTGCATGCCGTGCACCCCCCACTTCGGCGTGCACAGCTCGCGGCGCAGACCTGGCGCAACCTCCTCGGGTGGCAGGGCGATGCCGGTGTCGTTCGCAGGGTCCAGCGCCTCGCGCAGCGCCCACCCTACCTGCGAGCGCAGGTTGCTGAACGTGAGCTTGCCGGACTTGTCGGTGCCCAGCGCCTTCTCGCTGACATTCACGCCCAGCACCTGGACGCCCATACCGTTGAGTACGTCATACGGGCTGGCGCCCACCCCGATCACGTCAACCAGCACCGGCGCATCGTTGCGCCGGTCGGCGATCACCAGGCCGGCCACGGCCGGGCCGTCTGGCGTCTCCGCACCTGGGTGCAGCTTGGGTGGGGCGAACCACCGGTCGTGCCCGGCCTGGTCGTCGCGGTGCCGCGGCACGATGACCGTGTTGTCCTTGCCGCCCCGGGCCACATCCACCCCCATGGACAGCATCTCTCCGCGCGGCGCCCTGGGCTTCCAGCGGGCTTGCGCCGCCTCCACCCAGGCGGTCGGCAGCAACTGCCACGGGTCATCGGTGACGCCAGCCTGGAAGTCACCGTAGAGCATCTGTGAGCGCAGGGGCTCGGGCAGGGATTGCAGCACGCTCATGTAGCCCGTCGCCATGTAGTAGGGGTTGTCGGTCACGCGCGCCGGGATGAATGTGCGCGACTTCGGCCGGATGATGTCCTCGGGCGCGTAGTCGCCCGGGTCGAACTCGTAGCACGGCTCGCCATCCACCAGCACGAACGGGTCGCCGTTCGCCACCCATCGGTCCTTGCTGTTGCCGCGGCCGTCCGGGAGCATGGCGCACCAGCGCAGCGTGCCGTAGGGCGTGGGGTAGAGCGGGTTGGTCTTGTCGAGCCACGGGCCAAAGAACGCGATGACCCAGCGCCCCTCGTCCGTGGTCGGGGGATTGAAGGTCATCAACACCCTGGCCCGCAGGTTCGGGTTGTTCGTGCGGGTCCAGCCCATCACGAAGCGCACCTGATGCTCGCGCTGCTCGGTCACCTCGTCGAACGCCTTCAGGTCGTGAGGGCGGCCCTGCCACCGGCGTTCATCGCCAGGGTTGTCCAGCCCGGCGAACTCAGTGAGGGCCCCGCCCGGGATGCGCCACACGCTCTTTTGCGAGTTGTAGCCGTCGGTGCTGCCGATGATCTCGGTGAGGCGCTGCACCACGCCGTCGGTCTGGGCCTTCTCGCGGCGCACGATCAACGCGCGCTCGTGTAGCTGGCCGTCCTGCACCAGGCCGGCGATCAGGTCGGTCTTGCCGCCGCCGGCCGCGCCACCGTAGCCCGTGATGTCTGCTGGGCTGGCCCAGGCCATGGCCTGTGGGCTCAGGTCCGATATGCCCTTCGGCGGCAGCGGCATCCACCGGCGCGCGGCCAGGTCCTGCATGACCAGCTCGGCCAGCTCCGCACGCTCCTCCGGCGTGAGGTAGTACTCCAGCTCGCGGACCTCGTCAGCGGTCATGCCAGATCGCTGAAGTCGTCAGCAGCACCGTACTGTGCGCCGCGGTCTTTCGGGTTCTCTGCTCGAGCCGCGGCGGCCTTCGCAGCCCGCGCCTTGGCCATCAGGGCGGCCACGCGCGCATGGCGCGATGCCTCATCCGTTGGGCTCATGCTGCCGTCCGGGCTGGTCACCTCGGTGCGCTCCACGCGGTAGGACTGCCGGCGGGCCTTGAGCACCAGGGCCAGCAGCACGTCGCTGTGCTTGCGCACGGTGAGCGGCACCGGCTGGCCGTGGGTGTCCAGGACGGGCTCCCAGGTCACGTTGCCTTCGTCGTCCACCAGGCGGCGCGACTGGTAGGTCATCTCGCCCTTGTGGATGACCGGTTCCTCGAAGCCGTGCACGCCGCGCCGGAACGCTTCCTTCTCGGCCCGATCGGTGCCGCACTCCATGGCGTCCTCCCAGGCCTCGGCGAACGCCTTGTCGGCCGCCCTGGTGCGGTAGGCCGTGCACCGCAGGATGCCCACAGCGTCGCAGGCGTGCTGCACCACAGGGTAGTCCCGCAGGGCCTGCAGGAACGGTTCGCGCCAAGGGAAGAGGTGGTGAGACATGGTTGGATCCTATGCCGCGGTCTTGCGCCTATCCGCCCGCTCGGCACCGCGCACGGCCGAACGAGTGATGCCCATGTGCTTTGCGGTCTGGGCCTGGCTCAGCCCGCCAGCGCGAAGGTCTCGCACCTGCTGGCGCTGGGCAGGGCTCAGCCAGGGGCGCGGCCGGCACGGGTCGGTTGTCGTCGCGTCAGTCTTCGGGCGGTAGTCCTTGAGCGTCTGGGCCCTGGTCTTGCCGGTCTCGATGTCGCGGACCGTGCGCCGGCTGATCTCCATTTTCTCGGCCACCAGCTCCTGGCTCAGCCCGGCGGCCCGTAGCTCCAGCACCAGGTCCACCTCGTGGTCGGTGAGCCGCGCCCGGTGGTGCTGTTCGCCGATCACGTAGCCCTTGTCGTTGACCGCCAGCAGTCGGTGTGACCGTGCAGATTTTTGCAAGCTCATCATGCGAGGCCCTTTCTTCCAGTCCCTGTGAAATTCTTCGGCTTTGGTTTTGCACCGCAAGCCAGAGCCCATGCGTGTGGGTGCCGTCCGGTGCCGTCGCCGCGTGCTACAGTGCAACCTTGTATTTCAAGCGTAGGACCAAACACGTGCAAACCATTCAGACCAAAACAGGCCCCGTCGTCCTGCTCGGGCTCATCGACCACGAACGGCGGGACGGCACGCTCACCCAGCTCTACCACTGGCGCAAGCACTGCCAGAGTCCGGGGTGCGCCAGCGTGCGAGAGTTCAAGTCCACGGCGCGCAATCGGGATGGGGCCTTGGTGCCGCCGGAGGACCCTTCCAGGCATTACGACCCCAGGTTCACCTACAACCACTGCGCCAAGCATTGGAGGGCCATCCGCCCCAAGACGAAGCGGCGCACAAAGCCCTGCAGCTACGCCTCCCGCACCAGGGTGAGTGCCGAGGATGTACAGACCATGCGCGACCTCGCCAGCGGGGCGCCAGGCCCTCGCATGAAGGTATACCAAGCCCTTGCCGTCGCCTTCGGTGTCACGGCCGGCACTGCTCGCGAGATCGTCGCCGGCCGAAAGCGCTGAGGGCGTGGCTGGGTCTTCCAGGTGCAGTAGGTTCGGGTTTTCACGCACCACGACCCCGCGCCAGGCACCGTCAACGGGGGATTTATCGGCAGATAAATCCCCACGGTTGCGCGGTGCCGTAGCCGGGCAAGCGGCAAAATGCACCGCGGTGCACGGTGCAGCCGCGGTGCAAACGGTGCACGTGCGTTTTAGCGGCTTGCGGCGGTAGTGCTCGCTAACCTTTTCGTCGTCGCAAGGTTGGCCGTCGAACAGCACCGCGAGCCCTGCACCGCGGGTGCACCGCGGGTGCACCGTGGGAAAATATCCCATGCGAACACCAACGTGCAAAACTTTTCGTGCAGTGTTTGACAGATAGTAGGGTTTACCCATAGCTCTGTTGACTGCAGCAAATGCTAAAGTGCAGTCAGTGGGTTGCGCAGTGCGGCCCACCAACCGGAGAAAGTCATGGATCGCAGCTACGTTGTTTGGGACCGTCAGACCGGCAAGCCCGCCAACCGCACGGTTTACAAGAGCTTGCGCGCTGCCCTGCGCGCCGTGGACCGGCTGGACAATGCCTACGGCGGCTACC